TAGCCAACCTGCCACTGCGTAGCCATTTTGTAGTCACTGATGTAAAAAAAGGGGTTAGCCGATGGCTAACCCCTTGTTCTATATTAACTAGTAGATGTCGCGTTAGCGATACCTTAGTTAAGACGCTTTTAAGGCGACATATTGAATTACATGGTTTTTTATTATTATTCAGTAATTTAAATCAATACTTAACGCAATAAAATGCAGTGTTATGCAACCTCCGCCGCCACTTTGCCGCCATTTTTGAAAGCTAACGGATTCAAGTTTATCGCCTCTTCCAGGTGGTCTGGAGCAAAGTGTGCATAGCGCATTGTTTCACGAATATTGGCATGACCGAGTATGCGCTGAAGCACCAATATATTGCCGCCGTTCATCATGAAATGAGATGCAAAAGTGTGTCGTAAGACATGCGTTTTTTGCCCTTCTGGTAGTTCGATATCTGTAAGGGCTAACGCCTTTTTAAACTCTTGATAGCATGGTTTGAACATCTTACCCTGCATCACTTTTAGTTCATCATAAAGCCAGTCTGCTATCGGGACGGTTCGGTTTTTCTTACCCTTGGTTTTGAAAAACGTCAGTTTATTCGGTGACAACTGAGAACGACTCAGCCCTTCGGCCTCACTCCAGCGCGCTCCTGTTGCTAAGCAAATCTTGACAATACAAGTTAGGTTTTCTTTTCCATAGCGTTCACATGCTGCAATCAGTTCCTTGATCTGCGCGTCTGTGAGCCAGGACATTTCCTTTTCTTCTTCTTTAAACGTTCGCACACCATCCAGCGGATTCGGAAGCGACCATTCGCCTAATCGCTTTAGCTCGTTGAACATAGCATCAAGATACTGTTGCTCTCTATTCACTGTTATAGGTTTGGCAATCCATTTCTCTGGATTCTCATGATAACCATTGCTGATTTCTCCACGCAGGCGCTTACCTCGATATGTTGACCAATCTTTAGCTGTTAACTGTGAGGCAATTGGATCCTTAAGACCGTTACAAATAATATGTAACTTCCCCATGCGAGACTTGCCAGCAGAAAGCGTCTGACCGTGAAGCTTATCCCAAAGCTCAATTAGTTCACTGAGCTTACGCCGATCCGCCTTCTCACCGAGCCACGGCTTATTCTTGGCTTCTTCCAGAGTGTAAGTTTCAAAAGCTACGGCCTCTCCCTTTGTCGCAAAAGTCTTGCGCAGGCGCTTTTTATCGCGTCCGTTCGGATAACATTCAACAAGCCATAATCCTGAGGGGAGTTTTCTTACAGTCATTTCTGTTTACCATCTGAGGAAGTCAGGAACACATCTGATGCGTGTCTTTTACTATTGAAAGCCCGCATTAAAAGGCTTTCAATATAATTGGAGGTTTTGGACGTGTTGTTATTTATTAGTATACAAGCGGGTTTTGGACAAAATAGTTACTTTGGATTCATCCGGTTGAAGCTTTCCAGCTTCATCGCATGTTGTACGAGGAGATTCGAAAGCATATCCCGAATAGCTAAACTTATTCAGAATGTGTACTTCCTTCGTACTTTTCAAATATGCGGAATTATTGCTATTCATCCAGGCCGGAGAACACACACCCAAGATTGCATTATCATATATATCAGGCGTTATTGAGGCTTCATTTAATACAACTGTAATGATGCCACGGTCATCACTTATAGATAGAGGTTGCATATCATTTAGAGATTTCTGTAATTCTGTTAAGTTCGCTGATTTCGCAAACGTTCCAAATGATGATAGTGCCATTAATGCAACTATTGTCCTTTTCATGAAGATTCCTTAAAAATGTATTTCTGTAGTAGTAGCGATCAATCCAATGGCTTTTAACTCATTGGATAAGCACTGAAATTCTGTTGACTCATTTTTAACTTTTAATTTATTACCAGGTAAACGAGAAATATTATAAACATCGATATTTCCATCTAAATCTATAAGCCATTTACCATTGGCGATGTTATTAACAGCCAAGTCCGCGAGCCAAATATAACGGCCTGAAAAAATAAATGCTGGCGAACTGATGCCGGGTGGCAGCATGGATGATGCCGTGCTCACGGTTCCGGAGGCTTTCAACTGACCGGCAGTTAACTGATATTTATTAATACTCTGCGCTGACGGTGTTTCTGGTGCATGGCTTACCGAAACCTCTATCTGCTGCTGAGGTTTCGGTGACGATTGACCTGTCGCCAACCAATACAGTGGGACTCCAGTATCTAGGGCACAAGTGATAACTACCTCACCAGGGAAAAAATCTCGCCGTATCCAGGTACTGATGGTTCCTGATGAAAGGTGGAAATAATCACCGAGTTCTGTCTGAGTTTTAAAACCATAGGCGTCCATTATTCGCCGGATAAGCTCTTTGCCACCAGATGCTTTTAAAAGGTTTTCACGTAGTTCACTGCCACGCAGACCCTGGCTATCCCGTACCAAATTTCTTGCACCTGCAAGATTTCCATTCACCAGCCAATTGAGATCCACGCCCGTTGTTATGGCGCAATCAATGATTGATTTACCAGGAACGCTACCTCGTTGCTGCCAGTTACTTACAGCATTGGCAGGGATTTCTAATTTTTCAGCCAATTCCTTTTGAGTCTTAACTCCATAAGAAATAAGCATTCTTTCAATAATCGCGCTTGAGCTATCGAGGTTTTCTTTCATATACCGCCCTAAAACACACAGAATGATTGTTTACAAAATCACACAATGTGTTTTAAAGTGTCGCTCATCGACCAAGATGCACAACACTGCACTAAAAACACACTTAACCGGAGATAATGCGATATGGCACAGCAAATTGCAACGCAGTCACCCGTTCAACTACAAGAAATTCCATCATCAGTTCCACAGCTGAACCAGTTAGTTTCATTGTTGGTTCCTGCATTAGTAGAAGCTTTACTGCCTAACCTAGCTCGTTCTGTTGGTATCAATACCGCTGAATCTGTAACTGTCCGCGACTTCGCAACTTCCGTGGGAATCAGTGAGCGCCTTGTCTGGCAATGGCTTGAAGACGGTATTCTGTTAGCAGCCCCGACCAAAGACACATCAAAAACCCGCTCAACCAAAAAGAGCGCGGTCACAAAATCACGCACTCTGATCAACATGACAGCCTGGCGTGCTAAGCAACATCAGCAAGCAAAGGATTGTAAGTACATTCGTTAATGATGCGTTTAGTTATCTTGAGTATTCAAGAATTGCAGGAGATTGTCATGTTTGATTATCGCGTATCTAAACAACCTCATTTTGACATCGCATGTACAGCTTTTGTTAGAAAACATAACGTTGCAGAACTTGCTAAAGAAATGGGCATTGGCTCACAGGTGCTTAGAAACAAACTAAATCCAGAACAGCAACACAATTTAAGCTGTCAGGAACTTTTGATTCTTACAGATTTAACAGAAGACCCTACGCTGATCGATGGTCTGCTGGCTCAATTGCAATGTATGCCAGCGGTTCCTGTTAATGAATTGGCGGAGGACAACATTGCGGCCTATGCGCTCCATGCAACTGCTGCTCTAGGTTCAGTAGCTGCGGGCGCCGTTTCTAAAGAACGCCACACACGCCAGGCTAAAAACGCGATTATGGAAAGTGTGAATGCCGGGATCCGCCACCTTTCTCTGATCGGATTGGCTATCCAGGGGCGTGTCGAAGGTTCACCGGTGCTGGCCTCTGCCGTTGGTGCTGTCGCCAGCGTTGCCACAAACGGGATGATGTGATTATGGCGATCTCAATTGCACCATTTTTAAAGCAACAAAGTCCTTCACGTCATTTCGGTCATGGCTGTATTGAGCTGCCAGGCGGGAAGCGTTGGAGTCCTTCACTATCAAAAGCCACTGCCCCACAGGCCGTGAGAAATTCAAAGCCGCTTTTAAAGCGTCTGTTTAGTTGAGGTGTTTATGTTTCTAGTAAATGAGGAACGTATAGAAGTAGGAAAGAAGTATATCTCTAAATTTAAAGGGATGTTGCGGAACAGCAGGAAATTAGAATTACAGAAACAAAAAAAGAATGTAGCGCAGGAAACATTTGATAGTCAGCCGCTGCATATGCGCAAAACAATTTGCTTTCACGCTGGCCTTAAAAGTCGCCATGTTGAAATGAAGTTTGCAGAATTAACGCCGACTGAAAGGCATCAAGTGGTTGCGGCGCTAAATTCTTTACTTGGATTAATAGAGACGCTGCCGGATTTTATTAGTGACGACGATTGCAGAATAAATATTAAACACTAACCCCCCAATTCAAATTAATAGGCGTAAACACGCCGGGCATTCTTTTGCCTAAAAACAGGAGTTTTATACATGAAAGAAATGATTAATAAATCCCAACACGGTTTTGCTGGTTCGCCTGTAGTTGGTTTTGACATGGCCTCAGCTGAAGGTGATTCCACCGCCACCCTGACCTTAATGCTCAATGCCGCCCGTAATGACGAGCGCGGCAACCGTGCCAAAGTATTCGCCTCACGCCTGGAAGCTATCGCCTGTTTCATCATTCAGCAGGAAATGAACGGCACCGAGGCCGCCGAAGCCTTACGCGTCGAAGCGACTCGTATCCAAAACGAAGCGGGAGATTTTCACTAATGATGAAGCATGAAGAAGCCACACAGGAAATGGCTGAGGCAATCGCAAAACGCATTGATATCGATCTGGCGTTCACCATCATCCCTAAAAAGAACGGTGATCTGATTCTGGCTGAAATTAAGACGGATAAAGAAACCCGCACACAGTATTGCAGCACCCTTGCCGTATACCAGTACCAGATTGCACTCGCTAACGACTTTGTGAGCCGCTGCGTGTCCCGTGCTCTTTGGGCGAAGAAGATTAGTGATGCCTTATCCATGCGCCGTGAATACAACCGCGCTGCTGATCTGGTATTTGCTGCCCTGGTCAAAGTGGCGCGTCCGGAGGTATCAAATGGCTGATGTAATCGACACTGCCCAGGAGCGCGCAGACCTGATCCTGGCATCTCAAATTCAAGCCGCCCGCACAAATGTAGCGGGCACATCTGCAATGTTTTGCACCTCTTGTGATCAACCTATCCCCGAAGAACGCCGCGCAGCTCTGCCTGGTGTTGAGCTTTGCGTGTACTGCAAAGCGGCGGCAGAAATCAACGCCAAACATTATCGGGGCAACAAATGATGATTTTCACGGTGGCTTTGTTTGCGCTCGCTGTTGTGAACGCTGGCTTTTTGGTTTCCGATATCAAAGATGGTATGTGATGCGGTTTATACCTATCCCTCCGCAAATTGAAACGCCCAAAGCCTGGGCGTTTCCCTGGAACAAACCACGCCAGGCCGTTTCTGGCCTGGAAAGACCGCTTACCCGTGACGAGTACGATCAGGGGCAAGCTGTTTTAATCAAACTAAAAACCCTTTCAACCGATCTGCAGGAAATCTTCACTGGCCGCCATAAGCACCTGCTGAAAACTCAGGGCATCCACGCCGCGAATAAATACCTGGTTTATATCCTTGGCCGCAGCATTCTGCCGCGCGTTGAAGCCGTGAATGCGGCTCACGCGATGAATGTAAATGCCTCTATGAAATTCCTGTCTGAAGCTGATACTTATCACCGCCTGCCGAGCATGAGCGATAAGCCACTGCGCCGGTTCGCTCAGGACATCGCCGGTCAGCTCAAGGAAATCTATGAACAACGGTGCGATCAGTTGCTTGCTGAAAATGACGGTGACAACGCCATTCTTTTTGAGCTTAAAACTCAGCGCGGTTTGTACTGCGATATTGCTGGCATGTCCCGCGCTTTCAACGTCACGCCGATGTACTGGAAGAAATACTGTAAAGGTAAATTAGATACAGTTTCAGCCATCGCCGGTATGTCGCGGCTGGTTAATCCTGATTGGTGGTTAGGTCAGTTGAAAGGCCAGCGCACCCGCTGGCGTGAATCTTTGCTGATCGCAATCGGTAAGGTAAACCGCGACGCTTCCCCGTACGCCAGTAAACAGGCCATCCGTGAGGTGCGCGCACGCCGTCTGTCGAATCTCGACTACCTCAAAAACTGCGACCTTGAAAACATTGAAACCGGCGAGCGCATCAGTCTGATCGACAAGGTGATGGCGAGTATTTCAAACCCTGAAATCCGCCGCATGGAGTTGATGAGTACGATCGCCGGCACCGAGAAATACGCCGCTGCAAATGGTGATGTAGGGATGTTCCTCACTATTACCACCCCCTCCAAATATCACCCGACTCGTATCGTGGGCAAGGGTGATAAAAAGCGCGTCCAGCGGAATCACGCCTGGGACGAAAATGCTTACACCCCGAAAGATGCGCAGCGATACCTGTGCGGGATCTGGAGCAAAATGCGCACCGCTTTTAAAGATAACGATCTGTCTGTCTACGGGATGCGGGTGGTGGAACCACACCACGACGCGACCCCGCACTGGCACATGATGTTATTCACTAAGCCCGCCATGCGTCAGCCGGTGATCGATATCATGCGCAAATACGCCATGAGAGAGGACGGCGACGAACGCGGCGCGGCAAAAAATCGCTTTGATTGCAAACATTTAAACCGTGGCGGTGCTGCGGGATACATTGCCAAATACATCGCAAAAAATATCGATGGTTACGCGCTGGAAGGCGAGCGCGACCATGAAACCGGCGAGCTGCTAACAGACGCCGCTGCTGCTGTTACTGCCTGGGCTGCTACCTGGCGGATCCCTCAGTTTCACCCTATCGGCCTGCCTACCATGGGTTCCTACCGTGAGTGCCGCCGCATCCGCTCAATCAGTTTGACTGAAACCTTTGATGAAGAAGTGGAGGCAGTTCGCGCTGCTGCTGATGTCGGTGACTTTATGGCGTACATGACAGCTCAGGGTGGCGCAAATATTCCCCGCGACGAACAGACCGTGCGTGTAGCTCGCCGCGTAGCTACTGAGCTGAACGCCTACGATGAAGAAGTGAAAAAGGTTGTTGGCATTTTCGCGCCTCACCTTGGTGATTCTCATGTTTACGAAACCCGTACAACACAATGGCGCATCGTTTCTTCTGCCGTTGACGTTGAGGTTTTGACCTTAAAAAGCGCCCACGGCGCGCCTCGGAGTTCTGTCAATAACTGTGGGTTAGGTGGAAAGAAACAGGCTGAAAATAGGCGCGATAGCCAGGCTGGGAGCGACCTTACAGCATCCAATTCCAACAACCTGCGGGTTATTGACTGGACAGACACAGCCGCCGTGAGAGCGATTGTGGCACGCATACGGGAAGAAACACCGCGAGTCAGCAAGGCGCAGCGAAGTTTTGACCCAACAAAAGGGCGTGATGTTGCCCCGTCGGCAAGATTGACGAGAGAAGAACGGGCGCGCCTGCCGGAAATTGAGCGCGAATTAATGAAACACAGCATCACTGCGGAGCGTTGGGAGCTGGAAGCGTTAAGCCGTGGGGCGAAAGTCAGTTTTGGTGATCAGATGATGAGCTTTGAACCGGTGGCCGACTGGGCTGAATTCGAAGGATAAATAACCCGTATTGTGCGAAGCACTTGAAACCAAACTCTGCACCGGTAAGCGAGACTAAACAGCTAGCTGAACTTACAAGTTTGTGTTCAGTCCATGATTAAACTGGAAAATATTATCATCACTATATATACTACTGTATACATACACAGTATTTATGGATCGGGAGTGAGCGATGGATTTCTCGCATAAGCTAAAGATTGCACTAATAAAAATCAGGCTTATGGCTGACATTGCACGTTCAGCCCAGTGTAGTGTTGATGAATGTGATTTAGTTCTAGAAATGATTTCTGAACTTGCCAATGCCTCGATAGAACACGATGGTAAGGATTTATTTTCAAATGCTTCTGCGAATTTCTTCAATGAAGATTAAAGCAACTATGAGACAAAATAGTTGTCTCTATTGCTCTAAGACACTATATGTAGTCGTTGTGTGTAAAGTAGTCAATTAATAGGCTGTTTTCCATTGCATGCTGTTTAGAAACAAGGTAGATAACCTGCTTTAAAGCTCGCAATTACCCTATAATCAAATTATAAGAACAAAAATGACTGATAGCACCATACCTCATCAGAGGCTGGCAAAACCCAGGAGGATTTATGACTACTCTATTCAGCCGACGTAACATAGTTAAGATCCTGTCAGCTCCAAGCGAAGTCATGCAAGGCATGATTAGTTCGGAAATTCAACAGTCAAACAACAGTAAAATCATTACTGATGCAAATGGTAATGCCTCGCTGAACATGGACAATCAGCAAGTTCGTAATTCCATGCGGGCACGCATGGAAGAACTGGCGAACAGACGATAAGGGAAATCAATGGGGCCGCTAGTCATAATGGTCGTTTTAGTATGCGGGTTCTGGTACACAGAAAATCATTACCAATCCCGCATACGTCATGCAAGAACGAATGGTTGGACATCATATTTCTCGGTCGCAATGCATGGCTGTAAGTTTGTAGTCCAAGGCTTTTTTGTTGTTCTTGCTCTCTTTGTAGTCCTGTTTACTATCAGTGTAGTCATATCGATACCTCATTTTTTTTGGCCTGATGAGTACACATACAAAAATTTGTATTCATGGTTGTCTGATAAGAAAGTAATGTCATACCCGTGGTTTTTCGTGCTTTCGTTAGGGTTTGCTTGCTTGTTTGCCTTCATAATGGGTGATACAGCAAAAAAAGCGATGCGAGACGAAAGGGTAAGACAAGAAGCGTACAGAGAAATGGCTGCAATGGATGGTATTGAAGCACTACTCGTTCAAGCTATTGATGAAGATAAATTAATTTTCGTCACGCTCAAGTCTAGAAAGGTTTATATCGGGTATGTTGCTGCACCTCGAATCGAACATTCTCATACCCAACACCTTGCGATAATCCCCTTCATCAGTGGCTATAGAGATAAAGATACTCTTCGCTATCACGAACAGCATCGCTACTACGAGCTGTATCTTAACGAAAATATCACACCTGACTCTGTGCCATTAAATCTTCAACATTTTAGACATGTTATACCTATGGATCAGGTTGAAGCTATTTCTCTCTTTGACACATCAACTTATAAATCTTTTGACGCGTTTTCAGTCAAGGAAGTGAAAGAAGATCCCCAATCTTGAGTGCATGCATAGCGTGCATTGTTTTGCATGATGTTCAGCACCTGAAGAATGCTGCCTCCGGCCAGCCCAGGCAAGGATCTAAAAGGATCGTGCAACTGCATTAAAAGCGACCTTTAAAGCGGGCAGGCGTGGCGGGGATAGCATTGCGCGCATGCAGATCAATTTATAATTAGCTAACATTTGTTTTTGTCTAAAATTTCAGTAAATTGTTTATCACGCGTTTCAAGGAGTGATAAATCATGATTGAGATCCCTTACACACTTAAAAACTTGCTGCATTGCATTCAATATAGAGACTTCATAAAAGACAAAAGTCTTTACCCTCATGAAAAAAGACTGGCTGCTGCTACACTAGCCGCACAGCAGCTCTACGCCAACCAGATTTTTTCACAAGATTTACGACCATTAAAAATCGCTGGGAAAGAGGGATTTGCGTTTTGCACGCTTTCAGATTCACTTGTAGCAAGATTAATATCACAAAATATAAGAACTACTTACAGAATAAAACAAAATGATAGAAACAAAATAATTAAAATGATTGTTCATCATCTTAAAGATGGCAGCCCTGCATACATTACGAAACTAGACATATCAAACTTTTATGAAAGCATAGATCGACCGAGATTTTTCAACAAAATTCTTTCTGATGGTAAACTTTCACGACAAACTTTAGAACTAATATCTGTTTTTTTTAAAACCCTTAAAAAACAAGATATAAAAGGACTTCCGAGAGGTGTTGGATTAAGTGCGGTACTTGCTGAGTTATCATTAAAAGATTTAGATGAACAGTTTTATAAAGATAAAAATGTCTTTTATTATACTAGATACGTTGACGATATTTTTGTGCTGTCTTCCACCCCCACTATAAATAAAGATATTGAATCAAGGTGTATCGAATCACTCCCTGCAGGACTCGCTATTAACAGAGAAAAAACAAAATCTTACGAAATTAAGAAAGCCATCCTTAAAATTGAAGATATGAATTCAAATTTCACTGATATTAAAATTGATTTTTTGGGTTATGAGTTTAAAGCAAAGAATTATTATTCGCAAGATGACATGTGTTTGAACAATAAAAATCGTGCGCTAGAGTTGCATATATCAGGTAAGAAGATTGAAAGAATAAAAAGAAAAATAATTCTTTCATTCACAAATTTCTTATCCACGGGTTATACATCGGCAAGTTTCAATTTACTGTGCAATAGGATTTCATGTTTGACAGGAAATTACTCAATTAGCGATCCAGTAACAGGCATTAAAATTAAAACAGGTATTTATTATAACTATTTACATATTACACCCGAAAGTCCTAGCCTAAAGGTATTAGATGCTTTTTTAAAAGGCCTTCTTTTCTCAAAGAGACATCCACTTTCTCAAAGGATAATAAGTGTCTTACCTAAAAATCAAAGAATTAAACTCTCACACTACAGTTTTGTGGATGGCTTCATAAACAAGAAATTCTATTCTTTTGACTATAAATCTTTAAAAAAAATAAAAGGATGCTGGCGAAATGCTTAAAAATAAGCGCAGAGTCCAAAAAGAAGACCATGCAAGGATTCTTTTGACGGAGACATTACCATATGAAGTTCCTGCCATTTTTTCTAATGCTGGATTTTATATGCATTGGACCAACAAAGATATTAATAACCCGGCAAACAAGATTTTGGATTATCTATTTATTGATGAAGGTAGCTCGGATTTCACTATTCCAATGCAATACAAGTTACGAAAAGACAATGATTCCTCCAGACAGTTATCACTAATGCACCCGCGCACGCAGATAAGATTTATAGAATTTTATAAAAATTATAACGATGCAATCTTAGAATCCTGTAGTAAAAGTAAATTCAGTATTAGACGCCCTTACAAAATCGCATCTAAATATCACATTCCAAAGCCGAAATCTAATTCTTTCAAATCGAGGAAAGTCATGACTGATAGTACTGAACAGAAGTATCAGTATTTATCCTCGTATTTTTGTTATAGTGGGTACTCTAGATTATACAAATTTTTTAACTCCATGGAATTTATAAGACTTGAACAGAGATTTCCAACATTTTGGTCATTAGATATTTCGCGATTTTTTGATAGTATATATACGCATAGTATTACTTGGGCTTTAAAAACAAAATCCTTTTCAAAAACGCATAAAAATGTTAAAAACTCATTTGGAAATGTTTTCGATAAATTAATGCAATCAAGTAATTACAATGAAACAGCAGGTATAATAATTGGTCCAGAAGTAAGTCGAATTTTTGCAGAAGTCATCTCACAAGATTTAGACCGAGAAATAGAAAATAGAATTTCAAAATATAACTTAAAGCATGGCGAGCATTATAGCATTAAGCGTTATGTTGATGACATTTTTGTTTTTGCACAAAATGAAGGCATAGCGACAATAATTCAAGAAATAATTACCGAATCAATAAAAGAATACAACTTATCACTTAACAAATCTAAAATAATAAAAACACAAAGGCCTTTTATAACACAAAAGACAAAGTCTATTCTCATGCTTAATTCTATAATTGATAAAATTAGGGAGAAACTAATTTGTTTTGATGATGAAAGTGGAAAGGTTAAAATTAGAAGAATATTAAGCATAAAAAAAACTACAGTTGCATTTATTAATGATATAAAATCGGTCTGTGGCGATGAACTGAGTAGCTATGAATTAGTGAGTGGTTATACTATTTCCAGCCTTTGTAATTTCCTTATTGATATTACTCCTCACTTTAAAAAACAACCATTAGAAAAAAACCAACAAGCCGAGTTGATGAAAATATATGAAGTCTCATTAGAACTAATTTTTCATCTGTACGCAATTTCACCTAGTTATGGTTCATCTTTAAAAATATGTTCGCTAACAAGTGCGCTCTGCACGTTCGTCGACAGTAGTAACACGCTTGAATCCAACGCTATCAAAAGTTTAATTTATACTCATATCCATAATTTCCTAGAGATGCATATTGTCGATCCTAAAAACCACTCAAATGATAAAGAAACGTCATTAGAAATACTAAACTTACTAATAATACTACGCGAACTAGGTGACAACTTCCTTATTTCAAAAGAAATACTTGAAAACCTAACTAGAATATCTAAAAAAGAGAGGGCTAGCTATTTCGAAACAATCGTTATTTTATACTATATTCAAGACGACACCTATTATAGAGACATTAGGAAAAATATAATTAATTCCATAAACCTGACGTTGAATGATCTTTCAGATGTCAGGATTGACAGTGGGAAAATATATCTAATGTTAGATCTGCTATCCTGCCCTTATTTAGAGCAAAGCAAAAAGGATTCAATATTAAAGGATTTATTAAAAGCCACTCACTCTCGTGCAATCACCGAAGCTGAAATGGAGGAAGCAAGAGCCTATCTAACGCGTTACAATTGGTTTACTTCTTGGGAAAACATCGATTTAATGAATATGCTGGAGAAAAAGCAGTTGCTAAAAGCATATTAAAGGAGCTATATTTTAGTTGTGGGGCACATAGGCATTTTTACGGAAAACACCCCGGACGTTTGCAAGTAAGTTCATTAGGGCTCCGTGCTTGAAAGACCGAAAGCAATATCATGGTGAGATGCGTCGTCCTTATAGTTTGAACGTATCTTTATCATGGCGAGATCTTTCGCACACACTATACTTGCCATGTGCCCCGCACTAAACTACCTGATTAATTATTTCAAATTCATAATCGATATTTTTTAAAAAAAATAAAACCTTCTCCCGCCCAAATATTTATATTACTCATCCTCTCCTGCAGAGGAGTCAGTTCATTCCTTACGAACACCTGCGCCGCCTTCTCCACATCCCCAAACCCTCCGGCATTATCAGGTATGATCCCCATCATCTGCGGCGGAACACGGTGCGCGCTCAGTAGGTCATCACGGCTGGATTTCTTGATGTTGAAGAAATCATCCTTGGTGGCGACTTCACTCAGTGGCAGGATCTGAATGCCGTCTTTCTTGCCGTTCGGCGCGTACATGAACAGGTTGCGAAAGTTGCCCAAGCCTTTGGTATCCCTCATTGCCTTACGCATTGAATCAATATCACTGCTGCTTTGCGCGGCGTCGGTCATATACAAGATGTAGCCCGCGTGAGCACCGTTCTGGTAATACTTGCGGCGAAACAGTGTCGCTGCTTCGTTTAGCCAGGCAGAGTTAAGAGCGCTCAGGTATTCCGGCAAGCCATAAATCTCCTGGTTAATGTCCGGCTCAATCAGATGGAAGATGCTACCTGCTGCGAATTGATGCGGCTCTTTCCAGCCCTGCACAAACCAGTACCTCCCCTCTTCTACTCCGCGACGCACATATTTAGCTGGCACGGTCTCAAATCGCAGCGGTTCGCCGAGCTGGTTGCGGATCAGTTCCAGGTACGCATTCCCGAACACCAGATAGTCCAGCACGAATTTGCTGAACTCCTGCTGGCTCAACAACGGATGCGGGATAAACGTCGAGGCCAAAATATTCCGCTTCACGTAAATAGGTGAGCTGTGGTGAACTGCGGCGCGCAGGCTGCGGGCAAGGCCGTCGAAACTGACCGGTGGCTCATACCAGCGGCCGTTACCGGTGCATTCGATGTAATCCAGAATCTCTCGGCGGTCTAACACCGGCGTAGGGTCACCAAAGCTGAACATCTCTGCGCCCTGCTGGTTTTCTGCGGTGGTGGTCTGCGTGGCTTTACGGTATTTGCGCTTGCTCATTTAGTAGAACTCCAAAATGTTCGGGCTTTGTCCGCCATTGGCGGCGGTCAGCGGTTCGTTTAACAGGGCGTGCATGATTGCCCACGCGACGTCGGCGTGGCTGGCCTCTTCACTGCGGCTGGCTTCGTAGGTTGAACGGTTGCCGCTGGCGGTCATCGTTTTGCGGATAGCCATAAACGATGCGGTGATATCGGTATGGCCAGTGTCATATTCCAGACGACCGGAGCTGATGGTGTCTTTTGCTTTAAGTACCAGCGCGGTTTTCACCTCGGGGCTATATCGGATCTCACGCGCAGCCGGAAAGAACTGCTGCACAAGCTGGAATACCCCCTGCCCGATGCCAGTCGCATCGATACCGATGTACTCAACGGCATAACGATTGGTGAGTTCCTCGATGCTTCTGGCCTGCGCGGCAAAATCCATGCCTTTCCACTGGTGACGCTCGAGCACCCGGAACTTGCCGCCGGAAACTACCGGCGGCGCGATGACCGCGCAGCCTGCGCTGTCGCCGGTATGTGACGGGTCATAACCAATCCACACAGGACGATAGGCAAATGGCCGTTTCAGGTACGGGTCGAAGTCTTCCCACTCGTCCAGACTGTCCACCATGCAGCCCTGCAACTCGGCGAACGGGAACACCGATGCCTGATCGTCCACGAACTCACACATCAGCAGGTTTTCATATTCGGCGGGGCTGTATTCCAGTTGCAGTTGTTCCAGATCGAACAGGTTACAGCCACCAGACAGCGCATCTTCAACCGTCACAATCTGCCGCCACTGGCCGTCATCGCACAGCACGCCTTTCGACAGGTGAGCGTGAGTTAAATCCAGGTCAATCCTGTCGGATTTATTGCGGCGGCCTTTGTTGAACAGTTCGCCCGACCAGAATGGATAGGCACTGTGTGCCAGGCTGGACGGCGTTGAGAAGTAGGTGCTTCGCCATTTCTTATGCAGCGACATACCGGAGGCGACTTTACGCAGCTCCTGAAACTTGGGGATCCAGAAGTATTCGTCCAGGTACAGATTGCCGGTGTAGCTCTGCGCGGTGCGGACGTTGGTGCCGAGGAAAATCAGCCGTGCACCGTTCGGCAGCACAATCGGGTCGCCTTTTAAATCGACATCCACCTGCCTCGCAAAGTCGATGATGTAGTTTTTAAAGACGTGCGCCTGCGCCTTACTGGCTGACAGGAAAATCTGATTACGGCCGGTGGTCAGCGCATCAATCAAAGCTTCCCGGGCAAAGTAGAAGGTTGCGCCAATCTGGCGGGACTTGAGGATGTTGCGGATACGGTGCTGAAGCCCTGCCTGATGCCATCCACGCTGATACTCAAACGACGTTTCAATGAAGATGTCGCCGAGTTTCTCAATGGCCTCATCACTGAAAACATTCTTATCGGGTACCTTTCGTTCGCCCTTGTTACGGTTAGCGACGTTCGGGTTTAAATCAGCCTCGCTGCCGGTCTGGTTGTAACGGTTTACCCGTGCCAGGCGTTCAATCTGTCGGCCTAACAGGTCGATCTCTTTGTAGTCCTTCCCCTCCTTCACATCTTTCATGACGAGTTGGATCAGCCGCGCTTCCATGCTGGTTTCCACGCGGGAAATGGGCGCAATGGCCTCCCACTGATCGCGAGTTTTCCAGCTCTGCACGGTCGGCGTTTTTTGGCTCAGCATCTCCCCGATTTGCCGCACAGAAAATCCCTGCCAGTAAAGCAGTGCCGCCTGTCGGCGCGGGTCGCTGATGATGGTGGAGTTTGAAATATTCATGCCGCCACGTTACCGGCCAGACAGCCGTTTTTCGCGCTGCCCACGTTGTGCCATCGGGCAACAACCCGCATCGGCTGGCGGCCTGCGG